GTTATTATGGGTTCAACTTAATGGCTATTGGTAGAAGTAAAGTTTCAAAACAAGTATCTAAACCTAAACTAGGTTCAGGTAAAAGATTTAAAAGTTTAACAAAAAAGTTAAAAAAGAAGGGAGCTAAGAATCCCAAAGCTCTTGCAGCCTATATAGGACGAAAAAAATATGGGAAGAAAAATTTTCAAGAATTAGCATCTAAAGGAAAAAGGAGAAAGTCATGAAAGACTTTGTATCAGGTTCAGCAGCACGTAAGCTTCCCAATCTTGATCCAGATTTGAATGAGATTGTAGGTCGTCCTACAGGTCAGGGATTTGGTGCAGCTAGGAAAGGACCGAGTGTCGTAGCTTCTTCTGACAAAGACCTCATGAAAAAGGAGGACTAGTCATGGCTGATAAAGGTGGTCAACCAACAACTTTAGCTCAAGCTAAAAAATTAGGTTCTTCTACTTATAGACCTACGACAGGACGTAATAAAGGTAAAATTATTGCTGCTGTTTCCAAAGAAGAACTTAAAAAATCAGGATTATCTTTACGTCAATATTTAAATAAAAGGCGAAAAGATGCTCGTAAAACAAGTGCTGATCTTAGTGCGTCTAAACCTACAGCAAAGAGTGCAGGTGAAAAAGAACCTGCACCTACTAAAATACCTGTAGGTGGAAAAGAACGTAAACCTACTACAATACCTGTAGGTAAAAAAGAACCTGCACCTACTCCTAAATCTAAATCTAAATCTAATAAATCTACTACTCAACGTAAAACACCTGAAGATATTTTAGGAACAAGAGAAAAAAGCCGTGCAGCACGTAGAGCTAGACAAGAAGCTAAAACAAAAGCAGATACCTCTATGACGCCAGAGCAAAAACTTAAAGCTCAAATAGGTATTAGTACTGCTGCCGCTGCTCTTCTTGGTCCTGCTGCTATACCTATTTTAATGCGCGTTGCAACTAAACATGGCCCTGCTTTTGCTAGGTCATTAGGAGATAAAATTAAAAATCTAACGTCAAGACAACAACAGAATGTTGCACAAGCAGCGAATAATGCTGCTACAAAAACAAAAGCTCAACAACAAACTTCTCAAATGTTACGAGCAGCACAAAGAACACAAAGCTCACGTAAACCTTTGAAAAAAGATCGTGTTGAGCCTTATCTTCCAAAATCAAAAAAACCACTAACCAAAGGACAAAGTAGCACTGCTCGTCTATTAGATGCAGCTAAACAATCTCAACGTAAAGAAATTGATCCTGGTTATACAGGAGGAGCTTTGAAAAAAGGCGGTCCTATTAAAAAATATAATGAGGGTGGTAAAGTTGTAAACCGTAAAGGCGGTGGACAGGTTATGTCAGGTTCTGATCTTGTTTCATCATTGTATGATTAAGGAAAAGTTATATGGCTATTTATTCTAAAGGTTTACAACGTCCTCAAAGAGAACCAGCAAAAGAAAGGCGTCAACGACAAATATCGTTTAAAAAACCTAGAATACGTAAAGGTAAACGTCCTCGTCCTTTTTCTGTTAAAAAGGGAGGACAGATAATAAATAAAAAAATGGGTGGAACTTTTTTTGTTGCATCTTTATATGATTAAGGAGAAGTTATATGTCTAAAGATAAATCTTTTAATAAATTTTCTAAAGAAATTATAAAGTATAAACGTCAGCAACAAAATAAACGAGATAAAGCTATAGAAAATGAATATGGTCCTGGTAATCAACCACCTAATAAAAAGAAAAAAATTTCTAAGCGTGGTGGTGGAGATTTTAATATTGAAATGAAAATTCCTAAAGAGATGGTTAATCAAGGTGTAATGTATGGTTATAAAAAAGGTGGTCAAGTTTAATATAATTATTATTAGGAAAAATAATGGCAACTAGTGGTACATTTAATTTTAACCTTGATATAGACGAGGTTATACAAGAAGCAAGTGAAATGATCGGAGGAGAAAATACTCTTGGTCATGAACCTGCTTCTGCCAGACGTTCTATAAATCTGATGCTAACTGATTGGCAGAACAGAGGTGTTCTTCTATGGTCAACAGAAGTAACAGCCGTTACTGTTGCTGCTAGTGTTACATCTTATGCTTTAAGTAGTTCGACTGTAGATGCATTAGAAGTAGTAGTTAATAGAGATAATACTGATCTTCAATTAACTCGTATTTCATTTGAAGAATTTTTAATTATTCCTAATAAAACACAAACAGGAAGGGCAACTCAATACACTATTAAACGAGATCGAGATAATCCTACATTAAGTATCTGGCCTATTCCTGATAATAGTACAGACATTTTAAAGATAGAACGTATTAGTCAGTTACAAGATGTTAATAAATCAGCAGATCAAAATGCTGATCTTCCAAAAAGATTTTTACCTCCGTTGACTTGTGGTTTATCTTATTACATGGCAATGAAAAGACCTAATGTACCAAATGAAAAAATTGCAATGTTAAAAGGAAACTATGAAGAACTTCTTTTACGAGCAATGGAAGAAGATAAAGAACGTGCAAGTATTTTCTTTAAACCTAAAATTAGGACTGTGTAATGGCAACAGATCGTAAAGCTTTAGCAGTATGTGATATTTGTAATTTTAGATATCCACATAGATTAATGAAGCTTAATAGCTTTGGTTTATTAGTTTGTCCAGAAGATTATGAAGGTTCTTTTGATTTAAAGAATCATCCTCAAAATAAAATTCCTGATGTAAGAGATGATACAAAAATAAATAATCCTAGACCTGATTCAGGAGGTCGTAACCTAGTGTGGAATACAGCAAACTTACTTTGGGAAGGAACTCCCAATAATATGAGTGATCAAGTAGTTTCACCAGTTTGGAATAGCGCATGAGTGATTTTGATTTAACAGGTAAAAGAATAGCAGATACTTACAAAGGTTTACTTAAACTAGCTGTAAGCGGTAATGGTGCAGTATCTTCATCTTTAACTCAAGTTGAAGGAGGAGATGGAACTAATACAGCTTTACTTGTAGCTACTAGTGCTATACGAGTTGGAGGTGCTTTTGCAGTATCTTCTAGCACATCTATAGGTGGTTCTTTAAAAGTTAATGGAGATGTATGTGCAAGCTCTTACTTTGGCAGTGGGCGTCATCTTACTAGTATTATAGCAAGTGGAGATACATCTGTTAGTTCTCTTATTGTAGCTAATACTGCTACAATTGGAGGAACTCTTTCGGTAGGTGGAGCAGTTAATTTTTTAAGTACAGCGACTGTATCTGGTAATTCAGGATTTCTAGGAACAGTTAGAGTAAGCGGAGCTACATCACTTGAAGGTGCTGTTAAGATGAACAGTACAGCTACTGTAAGTGGAGCTACAGGATTTCTAGGAACAGTTAGAGTAAGTGGTAATACAACTGTAGGCGGAACTCTGGATGTAGCAGGTAATACGTCAGTAGGAGGAACACTTATTACAACTGGAGCAGCAACATTTGATGATGATGTTTCAGTTTCAGGTAATGTTAATATAGGCGGTACAGCAACTGTTGCAGGAGCAGCATCTATTGGTGGGGCTGTATCAATTGGAGGAGCCGTTAATTTATTAAGCACTGCAACAGTATCAGGCGCAGCAGGATTCTTGGGATCTGTTCGAGTTAGTGGAGCTACCTCACTTGAAGGAGCTACAGTACTAGGATCAACTGTTACTGTAGCAGGAGCAGGACATTTTAAAGACGATGTTTCTGTAAGTGGTAATCTTAATATTGGAGGCACAGTTACAATAGCAGGAGCAAATGTACAAGCAACTAATGCTAAAGTATGTGCCAGTGCTTTCTTTGGTGATGGTTCTAATTTAAGTAATGTACCTGCTGTTATTACAGGTAATATATCTGTTAGTAATATATTAGCAGGAGGAACTGCCACAGTATCTGGTGATGCTAC